GCGTCACCAGCACCAGCACCGGCTTTCCGGTCGTCGGCACGCAGAACGCGCAGCCGCCGCAGCCGATCCAGATCAACGGTGAGATCATGTATCTCACCGGCGTGCCGGCGGCGAACACGATCGTCGTGCGTTGCCGCGGCAGCGAAGGCACGGTGGCGGCGGCGCACGATGTGCTCTCGCCGGTCATCACGAGTGCGACCGTGACCGACTTCCCGGCCATCGCGCCCGGACAGTTGATCCCGATCGACCCGGCGGTCGACAACCCCGCGACGCTCGGCGCGGATGGCGCGATCCCGGTGCCGCTCGGCCCGGTCGTCTACAACATCAACAAGGGGTCCGCGGCGGCGCTGACGCTGGCGGCGCCCTCGCTGTCGCTGAACGGCACGCGGGTGGTGATCACCTCGCAGACGGCGTTCGCGCATGTCGTGACGGCCACGACGCTAATCGCTGATGCCGTGACGGGCTCGCCGCATACGACGGCGACGTTCGCGGCGTTCAAGGGCGCCACGATCACGCTCGTCGCCGAGAACGGCCTCTGGAACGTCGTCAGTGCCACGGGTGTCGCGGTCACGTAGTTGAACTCTCTCAACGAGCGCCTGCGCTCTTTTAGGCAGGCGCTCGGAGCTCAAACAGCATCAGAGGTGAAGGCGAATGATCCTCCATAGCCCGGAAAGCTCGTACGCGAAAGAACGCCGTAAGTGGGAAGCGCACCCGTCCGAGCTCGGACCCGGTGAGCGTCCGTGGGTGTTTCGTGAATACCCGATGATGCTGTATCGCGCGCTGTCGCCGAGCACGACCGCGCCGATGGAGTCGCAGATCGCCGACGACGAGCTCCAGGCCGACGCCCTCCGCGGGCGCGGCTTCCGCCCGACGCCGCTCGAGGCCATCGAGGCGCACGAGGCGCAGGCGCTCGAATTCGCGAAGCTCGCGGCCGAGCGCGAGCACGAGATCAAATACAAGCTGTCGGAAAAGGCCGCCGCCGAAGTGCGCGCGGCCGAAGCCGACTATTCCGGACACATGCCGTCCGTGCCGGTGACGCCGATCCCGCCGAAGGCCGGACTCGCGTCATGGGCGCAACCGAAGAAAAAGGAGTAACGATGGCCGCACCAAACGGATATCCCTCGTGGGTCTACAGCCGCATCGAGCCGGCGGTCATCGTCCGCAGCCTCGAGGCCTTCAATGCGCTGAGCGGCACCTGGGGCACGACGCCATCGCCCCAGAATCCGCCGCAGCGCCCGCCGATCGACCTGCCGGGGACGCCGCTCGCGGCGCTCTTGGCGATCCTGGCGCTGTTGACGCAGCGGTTGCCGGAACCGCCGGCGACCACGCTCCTCGCTGCGAGCGAGCCGGAACCCGAGGCCGAACCAGAACCCGAGCACGAGCGCGGGGCGAACGGCCGGCACCGTCGATCGAAGGCGGGCGAGTAATCATGGCCGTCACGCCTGACGGGTTCCCCTCGTGGGTCTACCATCCCACGCGCCCGACCGTGGTCGTGAAATCGTTGTCTGCGCTGAATGCGCTGCCGGATCTCGGGAACTGGAGTGCGATCCCGTATCCGGAGAATCCGCCGCCGTGGCCCACCGTCGCCAGCGGTATCGGATCCGAGCTCGAGGCGCTGACGGCGCTGCTGCGCCTCGTGCGGGCGCGCTGTCAGCCGGCGTGACGCGATGAGCGGCACCGCGCTCGCTGATCGCTTCTGGGCCAGAGTCGATACGCTCGACCTCGATGGGTGCTGGTTCTGGACCGGATCACGCCGTTCGCATGGATACGGTCAAATCACACTCCGCCCTGCTCGCACGCAATTGGCTCATCGAGTGGCCTATGAGCAGGCCTTCGGCCCTATTCCGCCCGGCCTGCTGGTCTGTCATCGCTGCGATGAACGTCTCTGCGTAAACCCTGAACATCTGTTCGTAGGCACGCAAAAAGACAACATCGCTGACATGATCAGCAAGGGGCGCGCTTGTCGTGGTGTCCTGCATCATAGTGTGCGATTAACAGAGGATCAGGTGCGTCAGATTCGTGTGGCTGATGGGACACAGCGTGAAATCGCCGCGCTCTTCGGTATCAGTCAGACTAACGTTTCGCAAATTCGTCAGCGCAAAGGGTGGAAACAGTTGCCATGAGTGGCACCGCGCTTAGTTACATCACGCGCGCGTTCGAGAATTTGAATATTTTTCAGCCAGGCGCGACCCTGCCGGCGGCGCAGACCACGCAGGCGCTCGCGATCCTTAATCTGATGATGAGCACCTGGGCTGCGCAGTTGGCGCCCGTGACCGTCGCCGGCATCGGGATTCCCCTGATCAGCGGGAAAGCGATCTATACCTGGGGACCGGGCGGCGACATTGTCGCCCCGGTGCCGATGGGGCAAAACAGCCTGCGCTCGGCCAGCCTAGTCTTGGGGACCACCACGCCGTCGGTCGAGGTGCCCCTGGCTGTCCTGACGGATGACATGTATTTCGCGATTGCCATCAAGGGGTTATCGAGTACGCAGCCCACCGCTGTCTATTTTCAAGGCTCTACCCCGTTGGCTCGCCTCACGCTCTGGCCGGTGCCTAATAATGCGGTGAATATCGTCACGGTCTACTACGACTCGAAGTTTGGCCCCTTTGCGGATCTGAGCACGACCACCTACACGTTCCCCGACGGCTATGACGAGGCCATCATCTACAACCTCGAGCGCCGCTTCGCCGGCCCGTATGGGCGCGACATGCCGGCGGAAGATGCGATCCTGGCGCGCGAGACGTTCGCGAACATCTTCCGGTCGAATCAGCGGCTCAGCGACCTGCCGAATGATTTCGCCACCGCGTTCGGCCCGAGCGGGAGACGCGGCTACAACATCCAAACCGGGAATTACTAAATGATTGGCACGACACGCGGCCCGCTGAACAAGTGCGAAGCGATCACGCCGTCGGACACGGTGGACCTCACGCGCTACACGCAGACGAAGCAACTCACCGATGGCATTTACGTCGGCGGCGGCGCCGGCGTGCTGGTGATCGTGATGGCCGACAACACGACTTGCACGCTGTCGGGCGTGATCACCGGGCAGATCTATCCGATTGCCTGCCGTCGCATCAACGCGACGACCACATCGGCGACGAACCTCGTCGCGGTCTACCAGATCTAAATGGCGCCCTCCGCACAAAACGTCGGCCTCCTCGCCTCCGTCGGCGCCACGGTGCGCCTGACGCCGCCAGGCCTCGCCGGGTTCGGCATCCAGATCACCGGGACGTGGGCGGGCACGGTCCAGTTCGAAGGCTCGATCGATGGCGTGACGTTCACCGCGCTCAGTGCCACGCCGATCGCCGGCACCGTGTCGGTGGTGCAAACCACGGTCAACGGGCTGTGGCAGGCGGCGGCGCCGCTGGTGTCGATGCAAGTGCGGATGTCAGCCTGGACGAGCGGCAGCGCGGTCGTCACCCTCAACGCCGTCGAAGCGGCCACGGGTGGCGCCGCAGCGGCCGGCGGCGGCAGCGGCGGCGGGGCGGCGTCAATCGCGGACGGCGCTGATGTCGCGACGGGTAGCACCACCGACCCCGCGGTGGTCGGGGATAACCCCGGCACGGTCAACAGTCATCTGCGCGGCCTCACCAAGATCACCGCCGATGTCTGGGACATCGTCAACCACCGCTTGCATGTCAACGTCGACAATGCCGGGTCGATTGGCGGCGGCACGCAATACACCGAAGACGTGCCGGCCGACGCGAACCCGATCGGCAACATGAACATGGCGCGGCGGCGCGACACCCTCTCAGCCGCCGAAGTCAGCGCCGATCTCGACAACATCGCGTTGAACGCCACGGCCAAAGGCGAGCTCTACGTCAAGCACACGGACGCGATCGGCCTCGCCGCCGGCAGCGCCGTCATCGGCCATGTGATCACCGATGTCACCTCCACGACCGCGGTGACGCAGGCCGCGGCCGCTTCCCTCAATGCGACGGTGGTCGGCGCCGGCAGTGCGGGCACGCCCAGCGGTGGCGTCGTGACGGTGCAAGGCGCCGCGAGCATGACGCCGGTCTTTGTCGGCGGCAACGTCGCGACGAACGTCGCGGTCGGCGCCAACCCGGTGAACAACGGCGCGCAGGCAGTGAGCGCCGAAAACAGCGCGGTCACGACCGGGCGCATGGTGCAGTTGGTCGCGGACCTCGTCGGGAAGCTGATCGTCCTGCCCTATGCGAATCCGGAGAATTTTGTCTCCGGTGTCACCTCGGGCCAGATGACCGCGACGACCTCCACGACCTGCGTCGCCGCGCCGGCGGCGGGTTTGCGGAATTACATCACCACGATCACGGTGTCGAACTCGCACGCCACCGTGCCCACCGATGTGCTGATTCAGGATGGCAACACCGGCACGACGCTATGGGTGGTGCCGGCCGCCGCCGCGCAAGGTGGCGCGGTGGTGACGTTTCCCACGCCGCTGCGCCAACCCACGACCGCCACCGCGATCTTTGTGCAGAACGTGACGACCGGCGCGAGCACGAAGGCGTCGATTGCGGGCTACAAGGGCGCGTAGATGGCCTTCGCGAAATACAAGCAACTGACGCTGGCGAGCAACAGTATCGGGATGAGCAGCGACCCGACCAGCTGGCCGCTGTGCATCGGGCGGGGCTACGGGCCGCAGGCCGCTGACACGGACCTCAAAGACACGAGCAACGGCGGGGTCATCAGGCCCGACGGGTTCGACATCGCCTTCTTTGACAGCGTCGCCCAGACCACGCGCTATCCGGCCGAGCGCGTGCTGTATGACGGTGTGAACGGGAAGCTTGAGGCGTGGGTGAACATCCCGACGCTGACCCGCGCGTCGGCCGTGGTGCTCTACATGCTCTACGGCGACGCGACGATCACGACCGACCCGAACAGCGGCGCGTTTGGGAAGACCGCCGCGTGGAACACCGGCTACACGAACGTCTATCATCTCGGCGACGGCTCGACGCTGAGTCTGGCCGGCAGCACGTCCACGCCGGCGAACCTGACGAACACGAACAGCGTCACGGCGACAACGGGGGACATCGCGGGCGGCGCCCATTTCGTCCGCACCGCCAACCCCAATGCGAAGTATTTGTCCGTATCGGCCGCCGCCACCACCACGTTTCCGGTCACGCTCGATTGTTGGGCGAAGCTGAGTGATACGACGTTCGCGGATGCTGAACAGCGCATCATGGTGGCGCTGTCCAAAGCGACCGGCAATGAGGCGTTCTGGCTTGCCTACTGGCGGCAAGCATCGGACCATGTGACGTATCTGATGGTGCTGGAGAATAACGTCAACAACCCGAAGTTCAATTTTTACGCGGTGACGGTCGATACAAACTGGCATCACCTCGCGGCGGTCTTTACGAATGCGACCACGCTCGCGTTGCACATGGATGGCGTGGTGATCACGCCGAATACCTCATTTTTAGGGGCGGGCGTGACCCCGGCGGGCCTTGATACGACCTCGATTGGGGTCGAGCTCGAAACCGGCCCGTTCCAGTGGGCCAACTTCAACGGCGACATTGACGAGGCGCGCGTCTCGAACGTGGCGCGCAGCCTCGATTACAACATCGCCAGCTTTCAATCGCAGAAGGCGAGCAACAGCTTCATCACCTGGGGCGCCGCGACCACCGTCGGCGGCGCCGCCGTGGTGCATCGGCTTGCGGCCTTGGGAGCCGGCGCATGACGGCCCTGGTGCTGCAGTGGCGGCGGTTCTGCCGCTGGCTCGGCGCGATCCTGCTGGCGTGGGGCGACGACCCGTCGCTCGCCGCGCCGGAGGAGGACTGGGTGATCGACCCGGCGATTCGGCGCGCGGTGCATTGGTCCTTCTCGGTGATCGGCTTGCCGGTAGCGCAGTTCGCGGACGACTTCGACCTTGAATACAGCGGCAAGCTGCAGGCGGTGCTGCACGTCGCGGCGCGCTATCTCGGCATCGACCACGGGCTGCACACCGTCGGCGATGTCGTCGTCTTTCTCACCTGGGCGCAGAAAGCGCAGCGCTGATGTATACGAGCGTGCTCATTCAATCGGTCAAAGCGGACATCGCGGGCAGCGGCCTGCAGATCGTGCTCGTCGCGCAGGGCACGGGCCTGCCAGATGTCACGGACATCGCCCAAGTCAATGGGGTGCCGTTCGATCCCCTGATCCTGCGACGCGCCGCCGTGGCCCTGCTCGTCCGGCTTAATGCGAACCTCGCGACGCTGGCGGTCGTGCAGGCGCTCGTCGGGACGCACGTCGATGTGACCTCACCGCTGCCGCCGGAGGTCTCGCATGCCCCTGTGGCCTAACTTTATTGGGCCGAGTTATCGCACGCAATCCTCCACGATTGCGAGTGATACCGCGATCAATATCTATCTCGAAACCACGCGCAACGCGGCGGATCCGAAGAAAGCGACGTTCTACGGGACGCCGGGGCAAGTCCTCTGGGGCTCAGGCGCCCTGGCGCCTGAGGTCGAATGCCGCGGCCTGTTCTCCCAGGACGGGCGCGTGTTTGGCGTGCATGGTGCCACCTTCTGGGAGCTCAACCCCGCCGCCGCGCCGCCACGGATGCAGCATCAGCATCCGGTCGCCAACGATCACCAACTGGTCACGTTTGCGTCGAACGGCATCGGCGGCAATCAACTCGCGATCTGTTCAGCCGGCGTGCTCTACATCCTCGATCTGGTCACGGCGGTCTGGACGACGGTGGCGCTGTCGTTCGTGCCGGTGATGGTCGGCTACATGGATGGCTATTTTCTCGCAAACGAGAAAAACACGCCAAAGATGTGGTTCTCCAATCTATTCAACGGGCTGACGTGGTCGGCGACGGATTTTTTTACGCGGTCGAGCACGTCCGACAACCTCACTGGGTTTGCGGTCAACAACCGGCGCATCTGGGTCCTCGGCAGCAAGACGACTGAGTTATTTCAGGATTCCGGGGACGCAACGACCCCCTTTATTCCCATCCCTGGCAGCGTGATCAATGAAGGGACGGACAGTTATCAGAGCATCACCAGCATTGTGGATACGGTGTTTTGGGTGGGGGCGACGAAGGAGTATGGGCACAACAACATCTTTGCCGCGACCGGGTTGCAACCCCGCGTGATTTCGCCGCCCGCTATCAGTGCCGCGATTAGCCCCACGGCGATTGCGACCGAAGCGGAAGTGCTCACCTATGCGCAAGGGGGGCACGTCCATGTGTGTTGGACCTGGCCGTCGATCGACCTGACCCTCTGTTATGACCTCACCGAGGAGGCGTGGCATCAACGCGCGGATGTCGCCGAAACGTCACCGGGGTCAGGCTTGTATAACACGCCGCATCGCTGGCGGGCGCGGGGCTCCTGTGGCTTTGCGACGACCGCGGCCAGCGGCGGGTTGCCCGTCATCCTCGTCGGGCAGGTGGATACCGCATTCCTCTGTGAACTGCGCCTCGACACGAGCACGGACGAGCACCCGACCGCGCCGCCGGTGCCGATTTTCCGGTTGCGCATCGCGCCCTATGTGAGCGCGGAGAATCAATGGCTGTTTCTCCAGCAGGTTGAACTCGGCATTCAGGCCGTCGCGGATTTCGGCGGCCAGCCGCCGCCGCAGCTCTATGTCGGACAGGCGGGGGGCAGCGATCTCGCGTCCCTGTATCCGCCGATGGATGCGGCGGTTGGCCTCGCCGTGAACGGCCTCGCTGTCGCGCAATGGTTTCAACTCGGCCGGCATCGCACCGATCATCTGCTGCTCGCCATCTCGCAAAACAACACGTTGCCGTGTGTCTGGGGACCGGGCCTCTGGCTACGCGCGACGCCTGGCACGGGGCAGCTGTAGATGGCGAAACCCGTCGCGCCCTTGACGACGCCGCTCGTCGGCCGCGAGCTCGTCACCGAGCCGATCTGGCAGAACTATTTCACGAGTCTTTATCGAGAAGGCGAGTGGACGCCGATTCTCGGGGGCTTCTCCACGACCGCCGGACAGACCTACACCCGGCAAGCGGGCCGCTACGTGAAGCTGGGGCGGTTCGTGATGGCGACCGGCTTTGTCGAGTTATCCGCGAAGGGCACGGTCAGCGGCATTGCGATGGTCGGGAACCTGCCGTTTCCGGCCGAACCGCATACGCAAGGGGTGCCGCAGCCGCCGCCCAGCATTATCTTCTTTAATCTCGGCACCGCGTGGGCGTCACTGACGGGCCTGCTGCTGGCAGACACCACGACGATCTTGCTGTTCGGGCTGCCGCCGGCCGGGGGGGTCAGCGCGGTGACGCTCAACGCCGCCGCCGATCTGACGAATACCAGTGCGATCGGATTGACGATCTGTTATCTGGCGCAGGACTAGGAGTCGCTATGGCAGTTGCCGTTGAACCGTGGGGACTCACGCCGCTGAC